GACAAACCAAAGGAAGAAGATGAAAAGAAAACAACTTGAAAAAGAAATAGGAACATTATCTAACCCCAGTAAAATGCCCTCGTATGCGTGGGGTATATCTGCAAAGAGATGTAAGACAGGCAGTAAGTTGGCAAAGATAAAGGGAACTATCTGTAATAAATGTTATGCACTTAACGGACATTATTTATTTCCTGTTGTTGCTAATGCACATCAGATAAGAATAGATGCAATAGAGAAACCTGAGTGGGTAGATTATATGGCAGAACTCATTACCCAAAAGTACAAAAAGCTAGATAAATCAAGGCTTTTTCACCGTTGGTTTGACTCGGGAGATATACAATCTTATGAACATTTGATGAAAATATTTGAGGTCTGTGAACTCACACCCCATATAAAATATTGGTTAGCCACAAGAGAATATCAATTTATAAAAGACATCAAAGAAGAAGATGTACCAAAGAATTTATGTTTGCGTGTATCTGCAATCAAAGTAGATAGTCCACCACCAAAGTTTTGGAAGTGGACATCAGGTGTACACAAAGATAAACCAGCAGTAGGACAAGAGTGTCCTGCCTATAAACAAGGTGGCGAGTGTAAGTCTTGCCGTTCCTGTTGGAGTCGTGAAGTTAAACAAGTAAGCTATAAGGAGCATTAGTTATGGATAAAAAAGAAATAGATATAGATGATGTAATGGAAAAACGATATGAAAAATTTCATGAGTGGTTGGATACTTGCCCATTTAAATGGACAGAATCTAGTCACCCAACAAGTGGTATGACATCAGTTAATTTTGATATAGGTGATGAATGAAATACATAATTATAATTTTATTCTTGCTTACATCTTGTAAGACATTGGACATAGACCCGAAGACTAGTATACTAAAACATATAATAACTAAAAAGGAGAAGAAATGAGTGACAAAAAACTATTTAAGTTTAAGGTAGATGAGGATAAGTTTGAGGAGATAGAGTCTCGTGGGTATAAGCGAGCAGTAAAATCTTTTCAAAGTAAATTTAATAAGCTAAAGGAAGTATGGGTATCGTGGGATAAGCAACCTTATGGTGAACCTAAACTACAAAAGCTACCACTAGGCAGAAAGAAGAGGATAAGCAAATGGTAAAGGATAAGTATAAAGATTTACCTTATATATACAAGGTTAGAAGAGCACTAGAGGATTGTGTAGAAGAAAAACTAAATGGTGTTGTCACAGATGCAGGGACTTGGCTAGACTTTAGTGGTGCCGACTTTGCTTTTGAATTTAAAAACAGAAGATATAACATTGAGATAAATGATATAACCAATACAGAGGATAAGCCTAAAGATACTACATCAAAGGAGTGGGCTAAAGGTTATAAGAAATGGAAGAATGAAAATAAAAAACGAAAACTTAAACGCAATTAATTCAGAGAGGTTTGTAAATTATATGTGGCATAGTCCTAAGCAATGGAAAGAATGGAAAGCAAACGGTAAAAAAGATAAGGAACGCTTGACAAATAAACAAAAGTGTGATATAGAGGATAACAATGAAACAATACAAAGTAAGACTATTCGGAAAAGGAATACTCGGAGAACATCTAATACCCTTTGATAAAGAACCAACAGCAGACCAAGTTAACGAGGCAGTAGCCTTGCTTATCAACGAGGGCATAATGAAGTTAGAAAGAGATGTAGGTTTTTATTCTAGGAATAGCTGGACTCTTACATATGAGGAAGTAAAAGAATGAACTATAGACAGCAACTAGAGGTAGTTAAAGGATTATTTATTCCACCATCAACAGAGATGAGGGTGGATTGTCCTTTCTGCAATAATAAAAATACTTTTTTAATTAACACATTAGACAATGGATTAAGTTGGTATTGCTTTCATGCCTCGTGTAAAGCAAAAGGAAAACATCAAGGAGAAAAAACTATGGACTATGTAAATACTACATTTAAAAAGAAAGAAGAAAGTCCTGAAACAGAATTTAAAATACCTGATAGCTTTAAGATAGTAGCTACAAACGAAAAGGCAAGAACATACTTGCATAAGAATAATTGTTGGGAGGCTTGGTCATGGGGTCGTGCTGATATTAAGTACGATGTAAGACAAGACCGAGTTGTCTTTCTAGTTAAAGATAAAACAACAGGCAAGTATAGTGGTGCAGTAGGTAGGGGATTAAATAAAAATGTTTATCCTAAATGGTTTATGTATGGAAGTAAGGAAGTCCCTTTTAAATGTGGTGAGTGTGAAGACGCAGTGATTGTTGAGGATTGTGCCTCAGCTTGTGCTGTATCTAATATACTTACAGGCATATCTATAATGGGTACATCTTTAATGGAAGAACATAAAAAATTTTTAGAGCCATATAAAAATTTGTATATAGCACTAGACAGAGATGCAACAGCAAAGTCTTATGAGATTGCAAATGAATTAAAGTCTGATGGTTTTAAAAATGTAAAAGTAAAACCCTTAACAGACGATTTAAAATACTTTAACACAGATGAAATAAAGGAGATGTTCTATGGTAGATAGACCCAGCCCAGCAAACCCTAATCCCGAAGTAGATGATAGAGGTGATATGGATTTAGAAAAAAGAATAACACAATTAACAAATGAAAACAATAGACTTAATATGGAAATTGGTCAGTTAAAAAAAGATAACCGAGAGTTAGCTATACAAATTGATGACTACATAGGTAGATTAAGAAAGGGTGGAGTAATTTGATAGAGAAACAAATAATAAAATTACTATTAAACAAAGCCATTTATACAAAATATAAAGGACAGATATCAAGAAATGTATTTCAAGGTAACTTTGGTTCGTTGTTTGATACAATACAAAAGGCACACGAAAAATATAATAAAGATATTAATATTGATGAGTTATATTCTTTGCACACTGCTGTATTTAATCCAGCATTAACTCGTGCAGCTAAAGAACAGTTTAGTGAGATGTTGCAAGACATTCGTGAAACTCAAGAGCCATCAAATGAAATCGCTGATGATATAGTAAAGATACTAGGTGAACGAGATGTAGCACAGCGTATAGCTGTTGAGGCTACAGAAATTTTTAATGGTAAGCCTGCTGACTTTAATATTATTACAAGATTAGTTGAGGAACATAAGAAAGGATTGCCGACAGAAAGATTAGATGCTGTGACAAATGATATCGGTGAGTTGATTGAAGAATTAAATGTAACAAGTAAATGGAAATTTAATTTAATGAGGTTAAAAGAAAACATAGGTGGGGTTGGACCAGGAAATCTTATGATTGCTTTTGCTAGACCCGAGACAGGTAAGACTGCTTTTTGGGTTAGCCTTGTGGCAGGACCAAATGGTTTTGCCGAGCAAGGTGCAAAGGTTCATGCGTTTATTAATGAGGAACCTGCTGTTCGTACACAGATGAGAGCCATCAGTTGTTTCACAGGATTAAATAAAGAGCAAATTACTAATAATATTTCTACTGCTCATATGGAGTGGGGTAAAATAAAAAATAATATTAAAATGATAGATACTGTTGATTGGACTATGCAAGATGTTGATAGTCATTGTGAGAAACATAAACCTGATATTGTAATTATAGATCAGTTAGATAAAGTAAATATAAGTGGCACATTTGCAAGAACAGATGAGAAGTTAAGAGCAATATATACTAGTGCAAGAGAGATAGCTAAGCGAAGAGAGTGCGTTGTGATTGCTATATCACAGGCATCTGCTGATGCACACAATAGAGATCATATCTCATTTGATATGATGGAAAATTCTAAGACAGGTAAAGCTGCTGAGGCAGATTTAATTATTGGTATAGGTAATAGAAGTTCTAATGATCCAACAAATAATATGAGAATATTAAATGTAAGTAAGAATAAAATTACAGGTTGGCATGGTGATCCATCATGTACACTTGATAAATATATAAGTAGGTATGATGACTAAATTAAGAATATTAAGTTTAGGTGCAGGGGTGCAGAGTTCTACTCTTGCCTTGATGATCGAAAAAGGTGAAGTACCGATGGTGGATGCAGCTATATTCGCTGATACTATGGGTGAGCCTGTTGCAGTATATAAACATCTTAATTG